AACGTAAATATTTTTCTAAAATAATGTTTTTATCTATATTCATATATAATAAGAGAAGGTGGGATATACCCACTCTCTCACTTTCAATTAATCTTTGTTGAGATTTTCAAAAAACGAATTTGGTGATTCGCTTTCTTCTGATACTGTATCTTCTGAACCGCTACATTCATCTTCATCATCTTTATTCACAGTTGATTGTGTTTTAGGTGCTTCGGGTTTAGAAATAGTTGTTTGTCCTATCTTAGATAAGAAATGGGTTTTGAGAGCATCAAAACTTTTAAACTTATCAGGAGAGACAATTTGTTCAAGTGTATATAATTTTTTATCAATCGCATCTATCTCTTTATCTATCTCTGCTATTGGTGTAATAGTTTCAGAAAATGATGAACCAGAATAATCGTTATAAGACTTTTTACCAGATGCTTTAGGTTTAATCTTTAATTTAAAATTCAACCCTTCATCATAATCATGTACATGTACCTGTTCATCAATCGAACCTTCTTCTGGTGAAATTTTTTCCATAATCAAATCATGGATAGACTTACCATATCTAAAGATAAATATTTTACCTTCATTTTCTTTGTTCAACGGATCTGATACGATGTATATGTTTGAATAATAACTAGTACGTCTACCTCTTGCTCTAGCTGTTGCTTCATCAGTATCCCATATCTCACTATTAGCCTTACATACAGGACAATCATTTTTTAAAGTAGTGGGACAGTTCTCAATAAACCAACCACCAACATCCTTAAAACCATGATTAAATAGCTTTACAAAAGGTACACCATTACCATCTCCTTCAGGTCTAGGAAGAAACCTAATAATAGCCTGATATTTTCCTTGTTCATCTAACTTTGGAGTGAATAAATTTTCACTATATCCATCATCTCTATTAAAAGATGTTTGTTCTCCTTTCTTAATTGTGTCTGTAACTGCACCCCAATCTACTGTTCTTCTTTTCATTTTTTTAACTCCTTAATGTTGTTTTTTATTTGTTCTGTTCTTTTATTTATCAAAATTAAATCATCGGATAAATCAAATTTAGCATTGTTGAAAAATTCTTCTGGTTTGTGATACTTCATAAGATAAAATATAGGTGACACTTTTTTTGTATTCACCAAATCGTACATTATGTTAGTACCATTGGAATTTACTACATATAAATCCGATAACGTCAAATTGATTTTTACTAATAGTTCGTTTATAAATGTATTATCCTTTTCATACCTTTCCTTAGAGCAGGAATTAGATACAAGTTTAACATCATTAAAATTAATGTCTCGCCAATTAAGTTTACTATGTGTTAGATAGTGAATTATTATATACATCTTAAAATCATAGAATGTAAAATGGTTGTTATTCATTCTACATACTATCCTAGAACATATATCTAGTATATATTTAGGCTGTTTATTAAAATGCACAATACTGACTGTACCATTTAAAGAAATGTGTTTATTTTGTACAAAACTTGCTTTGCAGTTATGTAGAAAACTAAATACTTTTATTGAACTTACCATATATACAATATAACTATAAAATTTTTGGACAGTGTTAAATTTTTGGACTTTTCTTTCGTTTATACATGTGGGCATCTAATGAAGATTTTTTCATGCTAATATTATTTCTTATAGCCAACGATGTACGCAATATATACTTATTTTCTTCATTTAAACAGCAAAGCAAATCCTTCATTGCTAACATTTCTGATAGTATATATATACACGCATCAGTCATATTAACTTCTTCTGTTTCGTGTAATTCCTTTAAAACAAAATTAAATCTATGAAACATAATAAAGTCGTTTTTCTTTTTCTTAGCCGACATTACATCTAAATCAATTTCAGCCTTTTCTAATATTTTAAAAAACTGCTCATGTGTTATTTTATTGAATACAGCATCATCAACAGCTTCATCAATTATTGTGTGTAAAAGTTTTATATCTATCATATTACATTTGTATATCCTTATTATTATTTGGTTTCTTATTCATTATCTTATTCTTATTAGCTGTTCTATTACCTTTTAATGTCTTCAATATATTTACAGCAGTTTCATCTACAATAATATTTGATGAAGTTCCAGCAGGTGTTACAGGTACACCATGATTAGTTTCTTGTAATGTTGAATTTTCATTATCATCACTCACTTCAAATAATCTCATTTTATTATAATCAACACCTATCATACTGTTCATCTTGTTCAATCCATATCTATTCTTTAAAAGTGTAAATAGATACCTACCAGCCACTCTCATTTCATCTGATTGTGATACACCAAAAATTATATCGGCTGTTCCTGTTGTACCTATTGATTCTGCTATATCTGTTAATTCTATTTCTGATTCTCCAAACCCACCTCTATTAATTTGACATGAAGATACAATAGGTATAGCCAATTCCATAGCCAATCCACGCAATTCTTCTGATATAACTTTAAATTCTGTATTAGTATTGTTTTGTCTATTAGATACATTGGTTAACATAATACCCATATAGTCTACAAATATTATATCTGGTTTAAAGTTGTTTTTAATATCAAGTTCTTTTAGTAGTGTTCTTATTCTATTTACATTTGCGGATCTAGTAGGAAATTCTTTTATAACTAATCTATTTTTTAATTTATCTTTAACCTTTTGAAATACTCCCATGAATCTATCTTTAGGTATTGTATATAAATCATTTAATTCAGTATCAAACAAGTTAGCCATTATTCTTTCAGCAACTTTATTCTCTGACATTTCAAGAGTTATGTACAATACGTTTTTATTCATGATTAAACAGTTAGTAGCAAAGGCGGTTTTAATCAAACTTTTACCCAAATTTGTTTCGGCTAAAAACAGTGTTAATGATTTTTCATGGAACCCACCTTTAATCAATCTATCTAAATTTCTTATACCAGTAGGAATTACAGCATCTTTTTCATGTAGTGCATTGTATAACTTTTCACCATCACTTAGAAAATCCAATCCAATAGTAGAATCAAAGCTAAATGATATGGCATTACGAATTCTATCGGGCGAAGAAGACTTGACAGCACTATCCCCATTTTTGATACCCTCCAAAGTAGTAAACAACTCATTATTGAGTAACTTATCCTTGAAAAATTCTTCCACTTCGTCTTTAATAAATTGATCATCATATTCTTTATCCATTTCCTTACTTAGCTCATTGGCTAGGTGTACATATGTATCTTTATTTTTTATTTTTAGTTTTAATTCGGGAATAGTAGGAAACTTATCATACTTTTCAAAATGTGATAATATATTTTCTACTATTTCCCGATTTTCAAACTTATCGAAAACTTCTGGATTAAGAAAAGGAAGTATTTTTGTTTGTGCTTCCTTGTCTCTAAATAATAACTGAAGTAATAAAGATTCAAATTTTTGTGGTGTTAAACCATCACTCATTTATTTAGTTCCTCTTGTATTTCCATTTCAGATACATCCAACTTCTTACCTTCAAACGAATATCTTTCTTCTAAATATTTAGGAAAATCAGTTTCCTTAAATATAGGCAACCAGAAATCAGAATTGTACAACTCTTTTTCCCAATATTTATTCTTGCTTAATGTATTAGTGTATTTGCTTCCTTCTTTAACTACACAACCATGTTCTAAAGCAATGTCTAATAATCCATAGAAGATATCTAACCCACCATTATTTTTAATTCTAAATTTAATAGTTGCTTTTTCTTTAGCATACCTAGACTTGATACATACACAACTTATAAGCTGACCTGTAATTTCGTCTTTATCTTTGTCTTTAGCTTTACTTCTTGCAAGTATAATACTAGAACAATTATGATACAATACTTGTCCACCTGGAATTGACATAGGATCTCCAAAACCACCTATATTACTATATGTATGATTAGCTACAAATACAGTTGATTTTGTAGTCAATAACAATCTAGCAAAAGTATTTTTCTTTTGTGTAACTGTCATATCCTTTACATCTTTACCTATTTCTGCATCAGATAATGTTTTATCAGTTACTAAATTACCCCAACTATCAATAGCAATAAATAAGTTTTTCTTTTCATCTTTTGATAGAGACTTTGATACACTCATTAATGCTGACTGTACACTTTCAATCATGTTCTCTTGAATAACCATTAGTTTATTTTCTGATACATCCAAACCAACATTTTTAGCCCATTCAAAATCAAATGCTCTCTCAGTATCTACAAATATCACAAACATACCTTTACGTTGTGCATTCTTAGCTAGTGTAAGACCAACAAATGATTTACCTAATGAAGGTGGCGCACCCATCTCAGTAACCCTTCCAATAGGTATACCACCATCAATCTTACCACTTATTAATAGATTCAGTCCTACAACACCAGTAGATAAGAAATCAACATTTTCTTTTTCTTGTGTTTCTGTTAATACCAAATCCATTACATCTTTATTTTTCTTCAATATGTTATATATATTCATTAATTTACTCCGCTATTAATTCAATATTATCGTTCTGTCTTAAACATACTACATTATAATTATTTAATTTTTCACTGTAATATTTTTCCCATTCTTTTAATATGTCTTGTGATATTGTTTTATCATGATCACCAGCATCTACATATATAATTATTGTTCTTTTATTAGTCATTTTATTCTCCTAATTTATTTAATATTTCTTTAAAACTTATCAAACGTATCTTCTTCTCTTTTTATTTCGTTTTCTATTTTTTTTGTTGAGTTTTTGAACTCCCATCCATTTTCTTCCATGTTTCCATACATATGATCACGAGTCAGACTTATTATAACTTCTTTACCAGAGTTAAATTTAATTTTTCCAACATTATATTCTGCATCTATTATAACTTTTGTTACCGTTTCACCTGCATTTGGTATATCTTTAATTGATATTAAAAATGACATTTTTATTCTCCTTCTGTAGTTACACAATATACATCAGTTTCATATATAATGTGGTATAGTTTTTTATCATTTTCATCTTCACCATTTACTTGTTTGTATTGATTACTTAATGCATACAATATATAGTCTCCTACTTTTAACGTCATTGGTATTTGTTTACCATTGTTAAATCTACGTCCTGTTCCAATTGCCACTACTTTACCTCTAAAATAGTTTTCATTGTAACCAGCCATTCTACCATGTATAATTTCAATACCACTTTTAGTGATTTTATTTTTCTCTGGTAGTATCTCTACTTGTATCCTATCATTCAATAATTTCATTTTTTTTACCTCTTTGATTTGCTTGTTTAATTTCTTTTCCTGCCCATCCATCACCTTTTAAAATAAAATTCATATTGTTTGGTATTGTACGTTTACATAATGAATTACATTTCTCACATTTAATTTCTGGTTCTAATGTTATACTATGAAATTCCTCTTGTATATGATCACATTTTAAACATTTATAATCGTAAAAAGCCATAC